TAAAAATTTGCATTTGCTGGTCTTACGCCTTGAGAATCCTCGTACACAAAAGATGCTAAAGCAAAGTTTTCTACATCTATGTAAAAAGTACCTTTAGGATTTATTCCATTTTGACAATTTTCACAATTTAACTCACAACTTACGCTTCCATAACACAACTCTATAGCAAATAGATTAGATGGTTGTGGTGTTGGCGGTGGTGTTGGCGGTGGTGTTATTGTAGGAGGACACCCTGAAGTATTTAATTTTACTAAACCTGTAGCCAAGACTCCGGGAGCAGTAGTCCTAGTTAAACTAGAGCCTGTGTAAGTCCAATATCTACCATCAGAAGTTCTAACTCTTTCATTAGGTATCGTATTAGATGTTAAAGTAAACGCTATATCATTTCCTGTACAAGATGATAATTCATAATAAATGCGGTCTCGACCAAGGACTCCTCCTCCGATTCCAGAAGAACCGCCTCCTAATACAAATCCATCTCCACTTCCTCCTGCCCCTCCTCCTTCACCTACTTGTTCTCCTCTCGTAAATGAAATTCCAGGAGCATCAGCTCCTTTTAATATTTGAGTTGCATTTATTTCTTGAGTATCTCCTTTTGTTATACTAGCACTTCTTGTAATCCCTTCACAATCCACATATATAATGTCAATCGCTGAAGATAATCCTGAACTTCCATACGATATAACGTACTTAAAACAAGCCATATATATTTATTTTTTTAGACTATTTTAGTAGTCCAATTTAACCTCAATTAAAGTCTCTTTTCTAAAAGACTTTTGAATAGGCTTACTTGCTTTAGCTACTGCTAACAAGTTTTTATCTTCATCATACAATCCAACAGTAGTAATATATACTTTTGGGTCATTAATAAAATCAGATATTGCTAAATCCCCATCAGAACCTGTTACAAAACTAGGATTGTTTGAGAAATTAAATTGAGATGCTCTTGCTCGTACAAAGTAATGAGTAGATTTTACATATTCTTTGCTTCTTGCGGACATTCCTAAAGTATCTCCACTACCATCATTCAAAAACGCAGCAGAACCTGACATAGAAGTGAAAAGTTTGTAGGCATTATCACCTGGAATATCAGAGCCTGTAACAGTTCCAAAAGAAGCAGATAAGTCAAGTTTAGCACCATCTAAAACAACTACTCCTAATCTTGGGAAAATCTTTCCATAATAATGAGGAGATGTAGCATTATATACTCCATTCTCAATAGAACCTGACACTATGTTATATACTTCTCCCGCAGATGTTACTGTTGCATTAGCAATTTTACTGTCATCGACTAATCTAAGAGCAGTTGAAGCACCTAATTGAACATTAGAACCTGTGTGAGCAGCATTATATCCAACTCCATTCATAAATTCAGAACCTGATAAATGATGAAGATTAAGTTCAATATTTCCCTCATCAATACCATCCTTCAATCTTGCTCTATTAAAGTTAACAACATAAATGTAATCAGAATTTACTCCATTATTAGTAAAAGACCTAACTCCTGCATCTAAACATAACTGTCTATATTGTGAATAAATTGCTCTTGATGGAGTATCATCTACTTGTCCACCCTCTCCTTCAGAACCCGAACCAAATCTATGTCCGAATGCTACAGAAAATTGTGCTTCTGCGGTTGGTGCAGTAGATGCACTATTAAAAACTTCGTAATAATAAGTTTTTTGGGTAGCAGTTTGAGCAGATGACGAAAAGAAAGTAGTTAAATTTCCTACATTATTAGAAAACATTGCTCTAGTAACAGTCTCCTGTTGATTTGGAACAATATCATCTGTTTGGAATTGTATAAACATAATTATCCTATTTTATTTTTTATACTGTAATATTTGAACCTGGAGAGTTAGTTTGAGTAAGTCTATTAACATTAAGTTCTATAGTTACTCTACCACCAGTCTCATTACCAATAATTGTTAATGTTGCTTTTTTAGCACGAAGTGTGGAGAACTTTCCTCTTAAAATAAATGAAGTTCCACTAACAGTTACAGTTTGAGATGATTCTAAATCACTAATTGCAGGTGGAATAGATGAAGCAGCATCTTGACCTGTAGTTTGAGCAGGTGATGGTGTTACAGAAGTAAATTCTGCTACATCACTATCGCTTAAAACTGCAGTATATCCTAATGCAGAGTTTCCATCAGGGAAGTTTACAGTATTAGGAGTGATAGTTACTCTATCTGTAGTAGACCTAAAAGTATAAGAATTTTGAGAAACAGAAACCACAGGAATTCTAATAGTATTTTTAGGAAGAGTTACCAAAGGGTATTTCATTACTTGAGTTTCATCAGTAACAGCTTCGGTAATAGGTAAATTTTCGATTGTTCTACCATAGTAAGCACTACCTAAAGGATGGTCGCTATTCCATAGTGAGTAATCAATCTCGTCATCAGCAAGAGCAAAATAGGCAACTTGGAATTCGTTTTGTCCTCTTGCCAACAATTCTCTGCCTTTCTTGGTTAAAACTGCATCAATAACAATTGAAGAGTTATTTAAATATCCCATATTCTAAATTGTTTTTTATTATAAATATATGTTTACAAAATTTATTGTACAATAATCTCATTTTCATTTACAATTTTTACTGTTACAACAGGACCTCCATTTAAAGTATTTGTCGAATCTATGTTTATTCCAGGTCCTTCTAATTTAGAACCTTTGAATCTAACGGACATTACATCACTATCTTCTAAATATTGATAATTCGTAGGTTTAAATGAAGATGAGTAGAAAGCATTGTATTCTCTATTTATTGCATAATCTAATTCCCTGTCATAAGAAGATTTTTCACCTAAATAAGTTTTAGTGTAAACAGGAGACAAAAGCATATTGGGAGAAGTTTCACCTAATACAAAATCTCCAGAACTAGAATAAAAATACTCTTCTGTTAAATAATTATCATATAATCTTGAACTTGATATATGCAAATTAAATATGCTACCATTTTTTGGTTTTTTAAATATTGTAGTCATACCATCAAATACAGAATAGTCATATTTTTCTAAAAATTCTTTAAAATTAGGTCCAGTCAAATTAGTTACTGTTGAAATATTTGGTTCAACAGTTGTAAAATAAAAAGTATAGTTTGAATCGTCTAAATAAGACGATACAAAAGGAACTTCCGTTGATGATATATCATAAACATAAAAAGAACCTACTCCATAAACCTCAATATCTAAAGAATCATTTTTATATATTTTTCTATCAACTACATCTACATTAAATGTAAAAGGTTTATATACTCTATCAACAACAGTTCTTGATTTAAGGTTTCCATTGGAATCTTTATAAGTATAACTTAATACTTCATCAACTACATCCGCATTACTTGATGCTTGTGATGATACTGTATAGATATTTGAAGATAAATTAGCAGTATAGTTTTTTACTCCTGATTCTTGCAAATCAAAAGAATATACATCCAATTTTTCTTCTGCTGTATACTTGTTTCTCTCTATCTCCACATCTACACTAGCACGGAATTCAGCACTATTTTTAGTTCGCTCCACTTCTAACTCAGGAGAAAATTCTATAGTAGTTTTTCTCTTCTCTCTGTCTATTTCTATCTCTATAGGAGGTTCAATAGTTGCTTGTAGATTAGGGACTAAATTTGACTCAATATCTAACCTAGCACCCTCTAAAACTGTGTCTTTGTCTAAAACTTCAATACTTGGGAACTTCCTTTCAATCTTGGGTCTTTCTAATATCGAAGGCTCTACAAGGACACCTGTTACTAAATTTGCTCTTGCAGGTACTAATTGTCGTACTTGTTCAAATACTGAATAATCATATAAACTGAAGACTTCTATGAACTTACCTATGTCATTTGCTCTTGCAAACTTTTTGAAGTATTCGTTCCTTGCTTGTTCTAACGATGTATATGTTACTTTAGGACCATCTTTTGGATTACCTACTAAATTTTCAAAGTTATAGGGACCAAATTGATTGCTTATATCTTTATTTAATTGGTCTGTTGGAGAGAAAACAATAGCTAATCTATTGCTATCTTTCTGTTCTTTATCAAATCTATTTCTAGTTACTTTCCTTGATGGTGATAACTGTCCTAATAGTTGAGTAGACTCAAACTTTATCTTATTAGACTTAGGATTA